AATGCATCACCATAAATATTCATTAACTGAAGTAGAGAATATGTATCCTTTTGAGAGAGATATCTATGTAGATATGATAGTACAATACTTAGAAGAATTAAAGGCAAAGCATAATGGCTAAAGATCAATCGGATATTCTTAAGGAAATTCTTAAGCAATCAAAAAATCCGAAAGCATTAGAACGAGCACAATCAGAATTAGCTGATGCTTCTAAACGCAAGGCAGAAATTGTTGCTGAAATGAAAGGCTCAATTTCTAGACCCATTGCTAAATCTACTACAGGATTGTCTGAAGTAACTAAGGAAACAGGAAAAACTGAGGCAGTCAATGCTAAGATAAGTGAAAATTTAACAAATCTCATAAAAGAATCAAAAGATCAAAATACAAATCTTAAAAAGATAATCAAACTAAACGAAAAATCAATCGAAAGCAATTCTGAATTATTTGGTCGTTTAGAAAAAACAATGAATGCCTTGCTTAATTCTGTCTCTGAACAAGGCAGAAAAGAAGGTCGCTTTGGCGGTAAAGGTGCTGATACAGGTGGAGTAGAATCTTCTAATAAAAATAAACCCGATGATGGAAAAAATCCTTTTTTAGAAAAAATAAAGGATATGCTAGGCATTGGCGCAGGAGCTGCTGCTGGTGCTGCCGCTACAAAAGCGCTATCAAAAGATGCTGCTAAAACTGCAGCAAAACCTTCTTTATTAAGGAAAGCAGGTAAATTTGGTTTATTAGGTGCAGGTGCAGGATTCTTAGGTGGTGCACTATCTGGTGAGGATAATCAGTTAGGAGGTGCATTAGCAGGCGGCGCTATAGGTGCTGCAGGTGGTGCTTTATATGAGGGTGGTAAAGCATTATTAACACCTAAAACAGAAACTCCTAAGATCGAACCCCCAAAGGTAGAACCTAAAGCAGAACCAAGATATAAATTCAATGAAAAGACAGGTCGCTTCCACGATACCATGAAAGGTGTTGGCGGCGGTGAAATGATTTCTGATGCTAAGGCAAAGGAATTGAAATTAGAAAAACCTTCAGTCACAGCGAAAGCGGGTGAAGGTTCTGCGGCTGCAGATGCAATCAAAGCAGTTGAAAAGGGCGGAGCTAAAGAAGCAGTCGAAAAGGGTGGATCAAGCGCTGTTAAAGAAGCGGTTGCGAAACTAGGTCCTAAATTTGCTAAAGGATTAGTAAAAGCAATTCCCTTTGTCGGTGCACTCGCAGGATTAGCATTTGCCATTAGTCGTGCATCTGAAGGTGACTTTAAAGGTGCTGCTTTTGAAGCAGTATCAGGTGGCGCATCTATATTTGCGGGACCAGGAACAGCAGCATCTGTTGCAATTGATATCGGATTGTTAACTCGTGATGTGTATAAAGCAGTTCACGGTAAATTCCCAGATGATGATCCAAAATTTAGTCAAGAAAAAATGACTGAGGTAAAAACTGCTGTCACTGATTATGTTAGTAGTTTATTACCTCAAACAGAAGAAAAGAAAAAAGAAGAAGAGAAAGCACAAAAAAATTCCTCTCCGCCACCTCCTTCTGCTGCAGATACAAGTATAGACGCTCAAGAAATTTTCAATGAACTCGTAAAAAATGATCCTTTTGCTCAAGACCCTAGTGTTCAAGCTGAGTTAAAAAGTGAAGCTCACATGAGGGCAAAGGCTAACATTCAAAAGCAACAAGGAGGTGGGGATGTCAAAGGTTATGTGCAAAAACCACTTACTACACCCGAAGCCGAAACAAAAGCAACCACAGAGAAACCTAAGGTAGAAGCACCTAAAGGTAATACAGAAGCGGGTGTAACTCCTGATACTGTTAGCGGATTGTTTGGCAGAGCAAAGAAAAGTGTAACAGGTACTATTGATGAAGTTAAAGATGCATATCATAGAGGCAACAGAGGAACACTTGAAGGTCAGAACCTTTACCAAAAATCATTAGAAGAATGGCGCCAGATGGGCGGCGAAGATTCTGACACTGAAGGGTTCATGGATTACCTTAATAAAAAAGAAAACGAAGCATACAAGACAGGAGCAACGACTTCCGGTACCGGGATGTTATCTTCTTCTAGCAATTATGAGCAAACATCAAGAGAAGAAGATGGAAAGAAAACATCATCTAATACTATGAGATCAGGTGTTGCTATAGAAAAATCATTGTTTGGTAGCACAGATCTCGGCGCATTAGTTGCAGAAAAAGGATTGAACACAGGTACTTTTTTAGGAACTGGATCTGACTATCAAACTACACAAGACGAAAATGGCAAAGAAGTAACTAAAAGCAAAATGACTGAACTTGTTGGTGACAGAACATCAGGTGGATTGCTTGGTGCAGACAAACATGAGATACGTGAGATTTCTGGTAGAGATGTTATTACGACTGACGTTACTAAAGCGGTATACCGTGATATTCAAGAACTTGTGAAAGATGGCAAGATAGACGAAGCATCAAAGAAACTACAAGAATTCAAAAGGTTTATGCAAGAAAGCAATGCAAATGTAGGTGTCACTAGTGACATGGGTGATTCTATAGGCAAAGCAGAATCAATAGCAGCACCTGTTACAGAAGAAAAGAAATTTGATATTGGTGCAATTACATCAAAACAACTTGAAGGTGAGAATCAAGATTATACAAAAGACATTGTGCCTGACGATACACAAACAAATGCTGTTATCTCTAAACTTGCAGAGATGTTTAATATGAAAAGCGCCGAAAAAGCAGCAAGCGATGAGGGTAGTAAAGCGCCAATCATTGTAAACAACCAAGGCGGCGATACAATTAACCAGGTTACAAACAACAACACCTCCGGCGGGAATTCCGGAGGTGTCGGTAGTCCTTCTAGAGTTCCAAGTCCATGGGACACATTGACACTAGGTAAGTCGTGGGAAGCGTATCCTTAATCTTTTGCAAGATTCTTGAAGAATGAAAGATCCTCATCTTCATCATCAAACGCAGATACTGCAGTTGCCGCAACAGGTGCTGCTGCTGCCTTGAACACAGGTGCAGATACTGCCTCTGGTTCATTCATTGGCGAGTAAGGAGTGTTTTCAGATACACCAATTGCCTTCTCAAGACGACGCTTCAAATCTTCGTATGTCTTGAAGTGCTTCTTATCAAGCAACTCCTGCAATGAATATTCAGAATCCCAAATCTTCTTCAATACTTCATCATCATTAGATACAGTTGAAACAGTATCGAATTCTGACTTGTCATAGTTACGATATCCTTCGACCTGACGAATCTTCAACTTGAAGTTTGCACCTTCCCACAGATCAAATGGGTTCTTTGCGGTCTCGTCAGAGAATTCAGGATTCATTGCCTCATTCAACTTGTCAAAGATTTTCTTGCCATACTTATACAGGAATACCTTTCCTTCGTTTTCAGAACGAGTAGGATCCTTGACTACAAGAATGTTTGAGAAGTATGAAAGACGGCGCTTTTGCTTGCGAACCAAATCCTTGTTTGATTCCATGCCTGTTGCCCACAACTTTGAGTTGTATTCAGAAAGAGGATCGGGTTGACCAAATGTAGTCAACGACTTCTCGATATACCAACCACCTGGGCCTTGAAAACCATGATCCCAGATACGAACAAAAGGAACATCTTCACCAGAAGGCGCAGGAAGGAAGCGAATGACGGCATAACCATTTCCTGCCTTGTCTACGTCTGGTTTCCAGAAATTTTCTTCTGAATCTGCTTGATTGTTTGTTGATTGATTGAGTTTCGAAAGCTCCGCATTAAGTTTGTCGAATGATGTCTTGCGGGTTTCTTTAAGTGCTTCGAATGAATTAGTCATAGTTTAGTTCTCCATGTTGTATAACGATGTATGATTATGTTTGTATATTAGTATAAACGATGTATTATGTCAACCAGAATCGACATATACTTATATATTTAAATAGGTAACCTAGCAGAACCACGTTTAACCATCTTTAAATTCTCTGCTTCAAGTTGAACCTTATGTTTGATCACTTGATTTTGTTTAATGATTGTAGCAACTGTTTCAACTTCGAGGTTGTTTCTCTCGCAGTATAAAACAATTGCTTCAATATATTCAATGTTCTTTTCTTTCACTATCGTCTCAATTTCCATTATGAATTCTACAGACGATTTTACATTATTAATTTTCATTTTTATTCCATTATATATTACACAGTTTCAATAGTTCTAACAGAAGTTAGACCTTCTACTATAGTAGTATTTACATAATTTTCTGTATCAGCCGCACTAGAAGATAAAAGAAATTCTAAAAATTTTTCTTTATTTGTCCATAAGAAAGTTTTAGTAAAAATTAAATTATCATCACTTAAGGTGGTTAAGAGAGTATAATCTATATTTAATCTTGAAGTAAGCAAATTATTTGCGCTAGGAGTATAATTTGCTTGAGGCCAAGCAATACTGGTATTAGCACGAGTAAAAACGTTTGTTATTTTAACAGTCATTAAAATCTCCATAGGTAGGGGGACAAGTTTCCTCATCCCCTATTTATAGATTTACTTCTTATCAATAAATATCTTGAGATCTTCTGCCAAGAAAAGGATATCTTCTTTGAGAGGATACTTCAATTCCTTGATTGCTGCTTCTCGCCATTCAGCATTTTGAAT